CAACACCATTAATAGTCAACCCATCAACAGTAGCAGAACCTGTAACATCTATAGCATGTGAGAAATCAAATCTATCGTTTGCAGCATTCCAAAGAATTGTAGCATCTGTACTTGCATCTACAGCATCTTGAATAGTTATACCAGCTCCATCAGCGTTAGAAGATGTATCACCTGCACCATAGTTTAGTGTAATGTTTTTATCTTCTACATCAAGTGTTGCAGTGTTTAAAGTTACAGTAGTGCCTTCAACAGTTAAATTACCTGTAACAACTGCGTTACCTGTAATGTTTGCAGTACCACTTAAATAAAGGTCTTTAAACTTTAAAGCACCTGTACCTAAGTCTATATCGTCATTGGTGGTAGGTACAATAGCTCCATCAGCTATATAGAGTTGTTGTGTTGAAGTTCCGGATACATCTATGTAAAATTCTATGTGGTCGTTAGTTGTATCTACTAAAATTTTGTTAAGCGGTGTAGCTAATCCTGCATCACCAAGTACACTAATAACTGGTCCTTCGCCTACTGTTCCATCATGTTTATGTCCAGTAGCGTTATCAAAAGCAGAAACTAATTGATTATATTCGTTATTAAATAATGCTGCAGTTATTAAATCACCATCTGCAAATGTACTTTGTCTAACATAACTTGCCATGTATTATCTCCTGCCTGAAGGTATAAAGTCTATATAAAAACCATTTATAATGTAAGGTGGTTTTTTATCGTTTGTTGAAATTCTAAAAGAGTTACTATGACCACTTCCTTGTAGTGCTACTCTAACTAGTGGTTGCTCTCCAGCTCCAAAGATTGAAGAACCAAATGTAGCTGAACCAAACAATGAAGGTGCATCTACAGTTAAGTTGTAGTCTGGTGGTTGTGGTAAATCTATACTATCGTAATCGTATCTAATTCTTAGTGTTGGAGTTATATCTCCTTCTGGAGCTATTGACATTTTAATATAGTGTAAAGTTTTTAAAGTTCCTAAGTCTCCATAATCATAATCTGGAGTTTGGTACTTAGCATCTATATTAGCTCCATCAAAATCATCACCACTGTCATGAACATAAACATAACCGTTTGTATCTCCGTGGTAGTAAGTTTCAATGCCTTCGTTATCAAAGTTAGAATTTATTGAAGTTACTTCTAAACCTAATGTTTCTGACCATTCAAAGCCAGTAGGTCTTAATGTTCCTATAATACCTTTTTGTCCAGTATTAGGAACACCTATATTAGTATAAAATAATCTGTATTGTGATTTTTCTCTGATAACTAAACTACTAATAATAAAGTCATCAATGTTTCGAGCTAGGTTAATCATTAAAGGTTGTATAGGTTTTGAAACTGTACCTAACTCAACGTCACCAATCCTAGCTGTACCAGCAACTGTTCTAATACCATCAGGTGCTAAGAATACTAAGTCACCACCAATCTCTTGAATACTGTAGCCGCTTAAACAACCTACGTTTTCTGCAACAGGTAAAATTGCTATAGTTTGACTATCGTTAATATTTATAAGCTTATGAATACTATTTTCACAGAAAACAAAAAGGTCTTCACGGAAACCTTTAATACCTACTATTTGGTCAGATATTGCTAAAGAACCTGCTCCAGTTCCTCCAAAATCAGTAGCATCATTATATACACTATAATATACACTGTTTAAATTATCTTCAACTCCTGAAGCTACTAAATGATGGTCATGTACTGTAATATACTTTACACCTTTAGTTCCATCAACAGTTACTTCTTGTGTAAAAAATGTTCTAGTATTTAAATTACCTGAACCTTCCATTCTAAAAACAAAAGGTTTGTTAGCTCCGTCAGCAATAATAACTTGTCCATAATCAAACGTAGCACCTTCAAAAAGTGCAAAAGAACATTGTCCTTGTGCTGTTCTAGCTGTAACAGCTTTACCTGTAAAGGTTGTGTAGTCGTCACCACTACTATGAGATAACTTATTTATCTGTAACCAAGTAATTCCATCGTTACTAAAAAATATATCTGTTCCTGCACAGACTACTACTCCATCTGCATAAGGAAATACTCCTAAGATATCTGTGACTCCACCAGTAGGTTGAGTTGCACTAGAACCTCCAAGCTTACTATAACCATTGATACGTCTATAGCCACCTTCTGTAGCTACTTCAAAGTTTTGTAATGTCTTTGCAACTCCGGGAGTTTTAAGTAAGTCAATAGAGTTTACTGATTTTACTAATCCTCCGTTACATGCAACGGTGTAAGGTTGTGAACGTGCCATATAATTTAAAAGTAGGTTCTATCGTCTGTCATATATTTAGGGGCTGGATTCATGAGATTAGATTTCATGTGCTTCATTCCCTTTTTAAAGTCTTCTAAAGCAAAGGCTGCTTGTTGTGGACTTTCTTTAAACTGCCATACATAGTATCTTGCTTTAGCAGTTATAATGTTAGCATATTGGTCTGGTAATGCTATTGTATCACCATGTGCTACAAGCTCTACAGGCTTTGTAAAAGCATAAAAGTGAATGTTGTAAACTTTGTCAGGTATTGGACTTAATCCAAACTTCCTGTTGTCAGGAGATTTAATTACAAATTTAGGCTCTCCGTATGCCTGTGTGTCTGCATCATCTGCATTTTCACTATCTCTATAATATCTTTTCCAGTCTGCATGTGTAATAAATTTTAAACCTTTAGAGACGTGAGGAGCTGATTCACCACTTACATTAATTGTTGTGGCATAGAAATCATCCCAATCTACAGAAGCATAGTCTGTAATAATATTAGAACTATCAGCTTTTAGTAAGTACCATCTTTGTCCAGCTACACTAGGAACTGTTACGTTACCGTAGAAAGGGTCAGTAGCTCCACTAACTCCTGCTGAAAAGAAAGGCAGTTGTGGTTCTTCGTTAGCTATGTCAAATAAAGATTTATTAATTGAATCTTTTACAAACTTCTGAATACCTGTAGCACTTGCAAAAGTAGAAGTAGTAAGTGGAACCTCGTTAAGTTCTCTAAGTACTTCGTTTGTTATATCTAAATATGTTGTAGCCATTATTTTTTATGAACCTTTTGAATTGGAAAGTTTGCTTCTAAACTAGCACCTTTATGTTTTACAAACTTACCTGTGTGTTTCATTAATTTATAACCACCTTTAGCTTGTTTCATCCAGTGGTATCCTTTAGGTGCTTTAACTTTCATATTAACAAGGTTTAGCTTTAGGCATTCCACCATCTTTTAATTTTTGTCTTCCATAACCGCCTTTAGCATACTCACGTCTAGCAGCTTTGTTTCCATCTATTTTTCCGCCACCCATTTTTTTCATTCTTTTTTTAGTTTCGTAATTCATGTTTATCTCCTTAAAAAGTGGAGGAGTCCGAAGACTCCCCCGTATTAATTATGCTTAATCAATACCGTAGAAAGCAGTTACTAATGCTTCCGGTCTAAGAACTTTAGCACCGTAAACATGTAAGCCTCTTACAATGTCACCAAACGATGTTGGGTCTCTCAACACTTCTGTTGAAAGAATTGTATTAGCAGTCGCAGTAGATGAAATATGTCCACCTAAACATTGACCTCCAGCAGGGGCTGCAGAAGGAATGTTGTTAGATTTATACATATCAAATCCTCTTAGTTTTCCACTTGAAACTAAACCATTTCTAATTGAACCTTGACCTGCATTGAAGTCTACAGATAACAATTTAGAAGATGATTGACCTAGTTGCTCATAGAAATCAGGACTAGCAACGAACCATCTGTTCTCTTCTGGAACATCTGCTTCATCTAATAGTCTTGCCATTCTAGCCATAACATCTAATGGGTCATGCTCACCAGAAGCAAAACCAATATCTAGATTACCAGTACCATCAAAAGTTCCAGCAGCTAAATCAGTAGCATTTTTTGAACCTAATACATGGTCTGGGTTTGAAGCGGAAGCACCTGCACACATAGTTGCTAAAACAGAAGCATCATATGCATCTTTTAAAGCGTAAGCTGCAGAGCTTGAAGCTACTTCTTTAAAGTTTACATGTGACATATTGCTTTCAATATCATCTACGATGAATTTAAAAGCTTTAGCACTATCAATAACTAATGATATTTCTGCATCAGTTAATGGAGTTGGATTTGTATCAGCACCTCTTGTGTAGTCTGATACGTTAATTACAGGTTCTTTAATAATTTTGACTGAGTCTCCATACGCAGAAATTTCACCAGCATAATCTGTGTTAGTAATAGCTTCTACTACCGATGATTTCCTAAAAAAGTTTAAAACCTTTTTAGAATAAATTGAAGGTAGGAAGAAACTATTAGTTTGTCCAGCTGTTCCGGAATCAAAATTACTTAACGTAGGGTCGGACCCTTCTTGAAAATATTGAGCCATTTTCTTTTTCCTTTTAAGTTAATAGTTTATTTTACGATTCTGCCTTCTTGCATAGCTTCACTGATTTCA